TGGTGTTTTTGGTGGCAGCTTGTTCTCAGCTATGCATGGATCTTTGGTTACGTCTTCACTTGTTCGTGAAACAACTGAAACTGAATCCCAGAACTACGGTTATAAATTTGGTCAGGAGGAGGAGACGTATAATATTGTGGCTGCTCATGGTTACTTTGGTCGTCTCATCTTTCAATACGCTTCATTTAACAACAGCCGTAGTCTTCACTTTTTCCTTGCTGCCTGGCCTGTGGTTGGTATCTGGTTTACTGCCTTAGGTGTCAGCACAATGGCATTCAACTTGAATGGTTTTAACTTTAACCAATCAATCCAGTCCAGTGATGGACACGTCGTCAGCACCTGGGCTGACATCTTGAACCGTGCTGGTCTTGGTATGGAAGTTATGCATGAACGTAATGCACATAACTTTCCACTTGACTTGGCATCAACTAGCTCTACACCTGTGGCCTTAGTGGCACCTTCAATTGGCTAATCGCTTTGTAGTCGACTGTGGTGACCACTTGATAACACATGATGGTTACATACAGATCGGTATCTTCCACCATTCATTAGAAGATCATCTAAGATTAAATTCAGAAGTAGAGTGGCAGGTAACCTATTGGATGCCTGATGTATTCACTAACAGATATAAAAGGTTAAGCTATCAACAACATATGATAGTAAATGCAGGGTCACCAAAAACTGATGGTTCTGCAGAATCAATAAACAAGTGAGATAGATCTTAAAGAGGGGTGCAATTCCCCTCATCACTATTGGCATCGGCCCGTACGCGGATACCCTTTGCCGTCTAGACGGTGGGATAGACCACAATACAAATTAAATAACTCAAAGATCTTTGAGAGTCTATGTTATTACTCTCTTTTTAAAATGGCTTTTCAATCTTCTGTTAACCCCGCTCAGCTAACTCAGCTGGGTCAGGCTAACATGGCGGGTGATACCCGTGCACTTTATTTGAAACTCTTCTCTGGAGAGATGTTCAAAGGCTTCCAAAATAACACAATCGCTCGCGATTTGGTTATGAAGCGTACCTTGAAGAACGGCAAATCTTTGCAGTTCATCTACACAGGGCGCACCAAAAGTGAATTCCATACTCCTGGAAATAGCATCCTTGGTGATAGCAACAACGCTCCTCCTGTGGCTGAGAAAACTATCACGGTTGATGACCTGTTGATTAGTTCAGCATTCGTTTATGAATTAGACGAAGTACTCTCTCATTACGATTTGAGGTCGGAGATATCACGTAAAATCGGCTATGCTCTTGCCGAAAAATATGACCGCTTGATCTTCCGTGCTATCACTCGTGGTGCACGTGCAGCATCACCGATCACTAAGTCTGGTTATGTTGAACCAGGTGGTACACAGATCCGTGTTGGTACTAACAACCAGGCATCTGATGCTTATGTGCCTGCTTCTTTGATTAACGCTTTCTATGACGCCGCAGCTGCGATGGACGAGAAGGGTGTTAGTCAGGACGGACGCGTGGGCGTTCTAAATCCTAGACAATACTACGAATTGATCCAAGCTGTTGGTTCTAATGGTCTTGTGAATCGTGACGTACAGGGTTCTGCCCTTCAGTCTGGTAATGGCATCATCGAGATTGCTGGTATCAAGATCTACAAGTCAATGAACATTCCTTTCTTCAGTGCCTATGGTACTAAGTATGGTTCTGCTTCTGCTACTAACCCTGGTGTCACCTCTCCTGGTAATACTGGTTCGTTTGTTGCTGAAGCTGTCGAAGATGCTGCAACTGATGTTACAGGTATCAACAACGAGTACGGTGAAGAAACCGAATTCGCTAACAGCTGTGGTTTGATCTTCCAGCGCGAAGCTGCTGGTTGTGTCGAAGCAATTGCTCCTCAGGTTCAAGTAACCAGTGGGGACGTAAGTGTGATTTACCAGGGCGATGTAATTTTGGGCCGCTTAGCTATGGGAGCAGATTATCTGAACCCTGCTTGTGCTGTTGAACTTATTGCAGGTGCTGCAGTTGGTTCTTCTGGTAACGCTGCTTTCTGATATTCATATATCATACGGGAGTCTCTTCGGAGGCTCCTTTTTTTTAATTCTTTATTGAGAATAATACTCATTATCAAATTATGCCTTTTCCTACTACTGGCTCCAATACTGAGCTACAAGCTGTTAATCAGATCCTGGCGTCAGTTGGTCAGGCTCCTGTCTCTACGCTAGATACAGAAGAAATTCTTGTCTTCAATGAAGTGTCAAGAATTACAGGCTTCTTAGCTTCTACTACTCTCTTCACTAATACAAATAATATTTCAGCTGGTACTTACATTTCTGGTATTGGTGTTGCTAATAATACAGCAATCGCTACTACTGAAACCGTGTTTTCTACCACAGGTTCTATTTCAAGTAATGTACTTACTTCTCCATCCCCATATATTCCGAAGAATACTTTTATTACTGGAACTGGAATTGCTAATGTATTAGTGCAATCAGGACCAAGTGGTTCCGGTCCTTATACTTATACAGTTAGTGCAGCTAATGCATCGTCTGCTACGTTAACATTAGATCCTATTCTGTATCAATACACCACTAACATTTCCCAAACATTAGGTACTTCAGATAGTTTTCTTAATTTATCTAGAGCTATTGTTACACAAAAAGTAGAAACTCAAACCAATCCTGACGTTGCAATCTCACGTGATACATTAAAAGAAACTTCACGTGAAGTACAATCTGAAGGTTGGGCTTATAACACAGAAAGAAATTACGATCAGTTTAAACCTGATGGTTCTAAAAAAATACCAATCCCTAACAATGTAATCCAAATGGATTTAAGCCAAGACTATACAAACAATCTTGGTCGTAATGTTGTTAATCGTGCTGGTTATGTTTATGATACTATTAAACATACTGACATCTGGGATACAGATGAAACCCTTTATTTTGATGTAGTATGGGAACGAGACTATTCAGATATACCTCAACCTATTCAAGCTTATATTGTAGCACGTGCAGCTGCTACTGTATCTAGTAGAATTATTGGTGACCCAAATCAATACCAAATGCTACAACAAAAAGAAGCTTACACAAGATCCATGGCTCTTGAATACGATTGTAATCAAGGTGACCATAGCTTCTTTGGTGCACCAAAACAAGGTAACTACTACAAGAGCTACAGTCCCTTTGACTCCCTGATTCGATAATGCCAGCAGTAACTCAATTGACACCTAACTTTCTTGGTGGTGTCTCTAAACAAAATGACGACAAAAAATTAGAAGGTCAGATAACTGAATGCATTAATGGTTATCCTGACCCTACCTTTGGTCTACTTAAAAGACCTGGTATGGAACACATCAATGTTTTAAAAAAAGCTAATGGTGATGTATTTACTAAAGCAGAACTAGCAAATGCAGTATGGTTTTATATTGACCGTGCTAGTGCTGGTTCTTATATTGGTGCTATTAAAGGTACTAACATTTATATCTGGACATCAGATACTGGTACGTTTTGTACTGTAACTAATAATGGTACTTCATATTTAACTGGTACTAGCTCAAACGATTATCATTTCCGTAGCATTCAAGATACTACAATCATTACAAACAAAACTGTTACCACTGCTATGCAAGCAGCTGGTACGTTTGTTGCTGATTCAGTTGCTACGCTTAAACTAATTACACTTGTAGAAACGTTTGACTATACAGTTACTCTTCAAAACATAGAAGCCCAAGTAACAGCTCAAAACACTACAACATTTGATGATATGTTGTTGTATAATGCATCAGATGTTAACACTAATCACCACTTAATTGATAAAATTAAAAGTGTTATTGAAGCACAGCACTCAGCATCTAATACAAATTTTAATGGTATTTGGTATTTAGAGGGTTACAATAACAGTATTGTTATTAAACGTGGCACTGGTACTAATGCAGTTAAAACTGATTACAGTGCAGTTACTGGTACTCCTTTAGCCTTTTCAATTGATTCAAGAGGTGGTCTAAATAACACTTCACTTGAAGTATTTGAAGATAGTGTAACTGCTGTAGACAAATTACCACTAGAATCTTTTGGTGATCATTACGTAAAAATCTTAAACAGTGATAGTGCTGAAGATGATTACCATGTTAAGTTTATTGCTTACGACACTACTTTAAACAGAGGTCGTGGTTTCTGGAAAGAAACAGTAGCACGTGATGCTTCTCCTGGTTTAAATACTGCAACCATGCCACATGAGTTAGCTAACACTGGTACTACTACATTTACTTTCGGTCCTATTGCTTATACAGCTAGGCTTGCTGGTGATGATGTAACCAGTCCTATCCCGTCGTTCATTGGCTCACCTATTACATCTAGCTTCTTTTACAGTAACCGTTTTGGTGTATTGTCTGGAGATAATGTAGTTCTTGGTGTTGCTAATGATACCTATAATTTCTTTGTTAAGTCCGCACTAACACAGATTGCTTCAGACCCTATTGATTTAAATGTATCTAGTATACGTCCTGTTACATTGTCTGATGTGTTACCGTCACCACAAGGTCTTATCTTGTTTAGTGAACGTCAACAATTTCAATTGTATGCAACTGATGCTAGTGTATTGACACCTACTTCTGCTGTAATCCGTGACCTCTCTAATTATGAGATGGCAACTGATATTTCTCCTGTAGACATTGGTACTACCTCTGCATTTGTCAGTAGATTACCTGGTTATAGTAAACTCTTTACTATGGCATTACGTGATGTAGAACAAAGCCCTATTGTTGTAGATATTAGTAAAGCAGTATTAGAATGGATCCCTGCTACTGTAGATGATATTACTACGAGTCCACCTAACTCTGTTGTAATGTTAGTTGATAGAGATACATATTACTTGTATTTATATCGTTATTATAACAACGGTGAGAAAGACTTATTCCAAGCTTGGACTAAATGGGAACTACCTGGTATTATTCAAGCTGCAAAAATTATCAACGATAATGTTGTAGTAGTTCAGCAGTTTGAAGATGAATATTCTATTGGTTCTATAGTGCTTGATGAGATACCTGCAGGAGACTCTGTATCGAACGCAACTACCTTTGAGGGCAATGCATGCCTAGACATGGCTACACGTCCTGTGAGCCCTGCTGGAGGCGTCTCAGCGGTTGTATATGAAGTAGCGTTAGATCGTACTAAGATCTACTTACCTTATAAACCACTTAGTACTAAAAAAGGTGCTATGCTCCTTAATGTACCTAAAGCAGAAGTTAATAATACATCAGCTGCTTTAGATGCAGATGCTGGTTATTGGGCTGAAGTCGAAGGTTTTACTGAACCAGGTACTGGTTATTATTACTTTGAAATCAAAGGAGATTTTACTGGTTATGCTGACGGTATGCTTGTAGGTTATAACTATGACCTTGAAGTAACACTACCTAAGTTTTACTACAGACGTGATGCAACCACTACTGATTATACTGCAACATTAACTATTGCTAGAGTTAACTTCTCACTTGGTAGGACTGGTGCTGTTGTATTTAAATCAAAAGCTACAGGTTCTAACGAATGGGTTGCTGTAAAAAATGTAGCTGAAGCTAGTTACTATACAGGTGATAGTAATCCAATTAAAGAAGAGAAAACTTTTACTGTACCCATCCATCAACGTAATACTAATTTTGAACTTAAAGTGACAAGTAATTTACCATACCCTGTATCGTTGGTGTCAATGATGTGGGAAGGAAACTATTCCCCACGTTTCTATAGGAGGTCTTAATGATTAATAAAAATTATGATCTTTTGGGTGAGCAGCTAGCTGAATCTGGGCTAGAGATGAATATTGGTGCCCTTTTAATGGGTGGTTTGTCGCTTGCTAAGGGCATCATTGGTTCATCCCAAGCTGCTGGAAGAAACCAAGCTTCTGACACCGCATACAAAACACAGACGCTTCAAGCACAACTTGCTGCACGGCAAGCTAACAACTACCAAACAGAAGTATACAACGCTGATCGAGAAAACTATCGAAATAACAGAGCTTATCAGTGGGAAACTCTGGTAAAAGACTGGGGGTATAAGCGAGATGTTCAAGATTATGAATACTTACAAACTATAAAACAGTACGGTAAGTCTGTTGAGAACACTAACGATAAACTTACTTATAATAGCATTGCAGGTATGCAAGCTTATGAAGCTGAACAATCAGCACTGAATGATATTGGAACTGAAGATGCTTTTAGTCGTCAAGGTATGCTTGTTGATCAACTGCAAGCTCAAGGTAAAGCTGCATTAGGACAAGCTGGTAATTCACGTACTAAATCACTTCAATCTAGTATTGCAGCTTTAGGTCGTAACGCAGCTATTATGGATGCTAGTTTGTCTAGTTCTGTAGAGCAATCACAACGTAATCTACAACAGATTGGTTTACAACGTTATGCTGCTGATATTAATGCTAAAGCACAAATGATGATTGAACCTGAAAGGGCTCCTGAATTAGTTCAACCTACAATGGGACCAGAACGTATCTTTGTTGCACCTATGAAAGTCCAGCCAAAAGCTGTTCAAGCCCCTACTAGAGAGAGTACGTTTGCACCAATATTTGATGGGATAACATCAGCTGCAACATCAATTGCAAAAGGTATTAAACCTTCTTATGAGAGTCCTATTCCTAAAAACCCTACTCCTAAAAGGAAACCTCGTACTTGGTTAGAAGATAACTACAAACCAAATGGAAAATAATCATGGCAAAACAAGTACAATTTAGAGGCGCTACTAAAGCTAAAGGGTTCTCCCCACAACAAGTAAGTGATGCTGCTATCTCACGTATGCGTGAAGAAAGCAATCGTGTCGTACGAGGTATGCAAGCTGCTGCTCAATCTGACATCTCTCAACGGCAACGCATCGCCCAAGAGATGAAAGAAAACCAGCAGTATGAACAAACATCCCGTAAAAGAAACTACGACGTCCAAACGCAGAATCAAAGCACTGAGATCCGTCAAACGCAGCTGGATTCAGAAACTGCTAAAGCTCAGTTAATATCAAATCAAAACGCACAATCTGCAATCTTTGCAAATATTGCTAATTTAAGTAACACAGCTGTAGAAAAATACGAAGAGATACAAAAGGTAAAGTCTGACGAACGAGCTCAAGAAGCAATTAATGAGTTCTTAATTAATCCTAATCAAGACAAAATAATTAATCAAGTCTTAGGTGAGTATGAATTAGCAGCTACAGAAGAAGTACGTCAAAGTGAACTAGATGTAGCAAAAGCTAAAGGTGGTGATCCACTTGCTATTTCTAAAGTTAGATCTTTAGATAGCAACGGTCGTTATAAATTAGACCAAGCTAGGGTTAATTATATTTTAACCAATATCTATCCACAGCAACTTAACAAAGCTTTGTCGGAAGCTGGTGAGTTAGACTCAGCTGAAACTGCAGCTTTTCTTGCTAATTTTAAAAGAGAGTTTTTTGAAAAGACTAACGTCTTAGCTTATAAACCTGAGATGGTACGTGATGGTTTGGCAGCCCTTCAACGTGTTGACCAAGGTGTCCAGACAAAAGCGCGAGCGCGTGAGGAAAAACAAAACTCAGAAATAAGAGTAGCTAATGCTACTACAATTCTAACGCAAAACCCTACCGCTTTTCTTCAAAACGTTCCTAGTTCCTTTAGGACGTACCAATCAGAAAAAGGTAATGCGGCTGCTATTAAATGGCTTACAACAGACATCGGTTTAGCACGTGGCGCTAATGGTGAATATTTATTTAAGCTTGATCAAATTGGTGCTGCAGAAATAAATACAGCTAAAGGTCAAGCTGGTAAACCATTTGCTGTAACTAATCCAGGTGCGTATGGTGCGCTTAAAATAGCACGTATGCGTGGCGATAATCAATATCGTGAAGCGCTGATAACTGCTGAAAGCTTAGGTTACAAAGAACAAGAAAAAACATTTTTACAAGGTTTAACTGAAGATAGCAGTCAAGAAGCAGCAGATAAAGCTGTTCTCTTTTTTCAAGAGACTTACGGTAGAGTACCACAATCAATTCAAAGGTTTGCAGACAGTTATACTTATGAAGCAGTAGCAAAAGCTAAAAGGATTGAAGCATTGGAAGCTCTTGCTGCCGGTGATATTACACAAGAGGCTGTTGATCTTTATGCAAGACTCAACCCTAGTGGCGCTAAAGCTTTCGAGGAACGTTTCAGCAAACAACAGGTAATCAAGAACCACCCAGTATTTAAATCGGCAACAAAAGAATTACTAGCAGCAGCAAATGGCGTTACAAGCTTTGGCAGTCTAAAAGCTGGTACGGGGTCATCTGGACTTGTTCATCGGGCAGCAGTTAGGGACTTACATCAACGTGTTAAAGATGACCTCGCTAGATTTAAAGGGGAAATTACACCAGATATAGTTGAACAATATATTACTAAACATAGCCTTGCTATTGGAGGAGAAATCAGCGGTAAAAAGGGAAAATACACACCATCAGGTGAACTAGGCCCAGGTAATCGTAGAGTATTTCCTCTATTAGAAAAAACAGATAATTTGACTCCAGACCAACTTTACTCTCGCAAGCTTTCTGAAATACGAGCTATTGCTGCCGAGCCGGGTTCTGGAGGTCTTCGTGCTCTTTTATCAAAAAAAGACGCTGTTATGACTACACCAGAAATAGAAGCTGTATCAAATACTTATCTTGAAACTGGTGAATACCCTTTATTCATTTATGGTATTACGGAGATGACCAAGGGTGGTGATCCATTTGTAATTATGAATAAACTACGCCAAGCTCAAGGTCTTACACCACTAGAACCACCTCAACTAGTAAAAGATCTAAATGCACAAATAACTCCTGAAATTCAGGCTCTAATAAGAAGAGCAAAAAATAAAGCACAAGCAGAGCGTGCATACCGTCAAGGGTTTTCCCAAACGTCTGGTGATACCAGTGCTTTTAGACGGTCAGAATCGATGAGAGCTGGAAGCCCTATGCTTGTGTATACTTCCGGTAACATTGGTCCAACTTCTACTGGACCTCATTTAGACCTTAAAAGTGTAGATGGTAGTAGATTTGAATTAGAAGAATTAGATGATTATGTAGAAGTAAACGATCCAGAATATGGTAGAGTTTCTTTAAGTTTTGTTCGTAAAAAAACTGGTGGTATTGGTGACAGTTTTGATGAACATGTAGCACGTGGTTCACACGGAATTGATATTGGCCTGCACGGTGGAACAGAAATTTATTTAAAAAATGGTGCTAAAGTAATTAGTTCACAACCTACTGCACATGGAGATTTACTTACATTTGAACTTCCTAACGGCAAACGTTTTACAAAATTACACGGAACAACTAAAAATTAAACTATGGAATACGATCCTAACGAGATGTTTAGGGAGGATCCAGGTGAGATGGAGTTATCTCCAGAATTTAATGCTGATTTGCAGCTTGCCCAAGAGGCTGCACAGCTTGAAGATACTCAACTAGATGAAACCTCTACTCCTACGGGAGGACAGCCTGAACAAGCTCCACAACCCGAGGTAGCTACGGCACCTAAAGAACCAGAAGAAGACCCAACAGAATTTAAAAATCCAGACGGTTCTATTAATTACGAAGCAATAGATAGAGCAGCTGCAGGTTTAGATAAACAAGATGCAGAAACGTTATTAGCTATACCTACAAGTTTAATTGACTTTGGTGTAGATACAATTAACATGATTCCTGGTGTTAATATACCTAAACCTACTAAATTTGAAAATGAAATAACACAATCAGCACGAGAAATTTCTGCGGTTGTCACACCTACATTAATGGGTGGCGCTGTGCTAAAATCTGCTGGTTTAGCTGCTAACGCACGTGTTGGCTGGTCAGTTGGTCAGAATAAGTTTGTCCAGTTTATGGGTGAACGTGGTGTAGAAGCTTTAGCTGGTGTAGCTGTAGGTGCTGTCAGCAGTGAATATACAGAAGATAATCTAACTGGTATGGCTAAAAAGGCTTTCCCTAAGACGTATGATTTTATTCCTGATAGCATGGCTACTTTGGATAGTGATGATGAGGACACAAAACGGGCAAAGAACATTTATGAAGATCTTGGTTTAGGTTTTGTTACTGATTTAGCACTAGGTACTGCTAAATTGGTTACTGCTATTGGTGCTGCTGCTGGTCAATTGCGTAAATCTAATAGACTTGTTGGTGAAACTCCTCAAGCAAGGGCATGGCTTAATTCAGCACAACCTGAGGCTTCTGATTATTCTAAAGCTAAACGTATTTGGGATCAGGGTGAAACTTTAGATGATAAATTTAAAGCAGAAACACTACGTACCCGCACACCATTTGCAGAGCTTTCAGAAGAACAGCAACAAAAAGTTATTAAAAATTATACAGATAAGAACTTACTTAGTGAAACTCCAGAAGATGCTGTTACACGTTCTGCTATTAAACAAGAGGAAGCTCTTGATGAGATGGGAATGTATGGTTATTCTATGAATCCTAATCTTGATCAACCAATCAAAGGTGTACATGATATGTATGATTACACTGAAGTTGGTGTACGTACTGTTGATGACTTTGGTGTTGTTGGTGCTGCTATTGATCAGGTTCGTATTGCTAAAAACCTAGATACTGTTTACGGTAGACTTGGTAATGTAATTTCTGAACCAGCATTAAAGTATAGCCTAACCAATGGTGATAATGCACAAGATGTTGTACTTGGTCTTGCTGATCAATTACATCAAGCGGGTCGTATTGGTATGGAAGGTAACGGTTGGAAGGTTACTTTTGATGAGGTAATTGATGAAGGTGAAAACCTTGCAATTCAATTATTTGATCCACGTATGAGTAAAGAAGATGTAAGAAAAGTATTAGAACCATTTATTACTCGTACTGATGACGGCAAAGAGATCCTTGCAGAAGGTGGCTTTGCTATGACCGCTAAGGCTCTCAGAGGCTTTGGAAGTGAGCTTACCAGTATGGATGTAGCACGAGCACAGTCTATCCTTGCTGGAAGCCTTTCTGGGCGCATCTCAGACCTTTCTGAAGGAGCACGATTGATGGACGGTACAGCTGCTGTAGAAGTAGCACAAGAAAAGATCATTGATATGATGCAATATGTCACTCAATTATCTGCTTCTGCTAAGTACTACAAAAACCGTAAGATGAATCTTATCCAACAAGTACAGAATGGATTTAAGAACATTGAAGGCTATAACGAAGCTACTGTACTTGGAGCTGGTGAAACTGCTAAACGTATCTTTGAAGATTCTCAAAAGTTTGGTGATACACTTAGGCAAATTCAATTTAATCAACCCAGATTAATGGAAGAATTTCTTTTTGCTTATGAACTTACTGATGGTAGTGTTGATACTATTGTTAAAATGAATAGGTGGATTCAAGAGCAAACGGTTGACCTAGGCAAAGCTTTTGTTAATCTTAATCCTGAAGTTGAAAACAAACTTGTTGCTGGTGTATGGTCTACTATTTATAATAGTATTCTTGGCCCTGTTTCAGCTGTTAAAGCAGCTGTTGGTAACTTTGGTGGTATTGTTAGTCAACCTGTTTCTTATTTTGGTGGTGCAGCATTATCTGGTAAAGGTTTAAAAGAGATGCAACGTGGTTGGATTGCTTATAGTTCTATTAATGAAACTATGAGTAAAGCCTTACCTTATGCTGGTGATGTATTTTTGCGTGCTTCACGTGAACCTAATTCTGTAAGATCTACAACAAGACTTGATCTTCTGTTGCAATCAGAAAAAGAGATAGATTTTCTTAAAATGTCTGCACGTAGACAAGCAGCTGAGGGTTCTCCTGGTCTTCAATATGTTGTTAATCAAATTGAATTATTAAATGATCTATCAAAAGATCCTGTACTAAGATTTGGTCCTAATTCTATGACAGCACTGGACGGGTTTACTGGTGTATTTAATGCGTCCGCCGAAGCCAAATTTCGTGCTATGGATGAACTTGCATCATTAAATAAACCAATTAATAAAAAAACTGTAAAACCTATTGCTGATAAGTATTATAAGCAAATGTTTGGTGATAATGGTTTGTTAAATGATGAAGCTGTTAAGTATGCTACCGATGAAATGGCTTTAAACATTGACACACCTTTGGCTAAAGGTGTTACTGATTTTAGTAATATGTTGCCTGTTGCCAAACCATTCATGATGTTTCAAAACACTGGAATAAATGTAATTGATATTATGGGTAAGTACGGTCCTTGGACACCATTTCAACGTGATGTAAATGAACTAGCTTATGTTAAATTAGACGACCTACTTGGTAACGAAGGACGTATTGATGAATTACTTAAGGCACGTAATATTAATATTGAAACCATGGATACTATTGCTAAGCAAAATAAAATTGCTGATCTTAAGTATATGACACGTGGTCGCAAGGCTATTGGTTCTCTTGCTATGCTTGGTACTTACAACCTTGTTATAAATGATCGTATTACTGGTGATGGTTTCTACGATAAAGAGACACAAATGGCTCGGGTAAAGAACTCTAATTGGCAGAAACGTAGCATTAAAGGTCTTGATGGTAAATGGTATCCTTACGATCAATTGGGACCAATTGCAGATTGGCTTGCTCTTGCAGTAAACGTTGCTGATAATTTTGATAGTCTTGGTGAAGCACAAATTGAAAATTTTGGTAATAAATTAGCTTTTATTATGAGTGCTGCTATTACTGATCGCACTAGCTTATCAAGTATGAAGCCTCTGATGGATATAACTAGCGGTAATGGTGCTGCTATTAATAGGTGGTCAGCTGGTTTTGTTAATAGTCTTGGTCCTTTAGCTGCTTCACGTGGAGATTTTTCAAAAATTCTAAGTGAAGGTTTA